AGAAAAGAGTCATGTTTATTGTTAATCGCCGGTAGTGTTTTCGGCGGCCGCTCGTTGTTGTAGCGGTTGACTGCGATGTGTGTGATACATCCCACGGTGGACTGAGGAACCCACGAGATGCCTTCCCGGATATAAGAGTCAGTAATAGTACGCTCGAACCTGCGTGGATATCCAAACAGATTACGGAGCTGACGGTTAGTTCTAATCTGAAATTCAATTTCATCTTGCCATTCTATGATTTCGGGGAACAGTGACGCGAAGAAACCAAGGAAGACTTTGCATTCTTGGAGGCTGAGGGTAAGAGTGCCATGACTTTGCTTGAGGGTTTGAAGCTGAAAGGTCCGCTCACGCATTCTGTAGGAGGAAGCATGGCAGACCATCTTGCCGATCTTGTATTCCTTGTCGGAGGATTTGATTGCTTTGTCGAGAGGTTTCCAGTCGGGATCTTTTTTGAGTTCTGTCGGACTTAAGCTTTTCCAATAACTCGGCGACTTCCCCGCGAGAGGCCATTCGTTCTGCATCTGCTCGCAGAAGATATGCAGCGCGATGAAGGTATGGGGTTTGATGCCCACGTTGAAGAGTTCTCTATAACGCCCCGGTCGCGTGAGATTGGCGACGATGAGAGCCTCGGCGCCGCTTTGGTCGCACTGTACGAATGTCATCCCCGGCGGCGCGATGTAGATATCGAGGGCTTCTTTGTCCGGGTTCTGAAGATTCGCTCCGTAGTCGCCGAGGAATTGACCAGAGGCGAGACGGAAGCTTCCTGTCCCGGCGACCTTAAGCGAGGTTAGGCAGTGGATGTGTGGGGTGGGCATAGTTATTCGCAAGAATAAACCTCTTTAGAGACTTTAAGGCCCGTCGGCCAGTCAATATTCTTATGAAAGCTGTCGTCGAGGATCATGACTTTGTTCGTGGGCTGTGCAGTGATGCGTCCATTGTCGAGCTTGATAAAGAGGAACTCTTTGCTCTGCTCTGGATCGTCACTGAAGCCATCGTCAAAGGGCGCGGCTGTGAAGAGATATGTGCCGTAGTGTATAAAGCCGTCGCAATCTGCCATACAACGCTGACCGCGCAGATAAGTGTACTCAATGGTCTCGAAGTTCCATCCGTAGCAATCCCAGCGTTGAGATAGTCCAAGAGACCATTCGTTGATTTGTGTATCGGGGCTGAAGTGAAGAGCGTTCAAAGGCAGATTACGATAGATCGCTCCGTTCTCTAGCAATACATGACAGCCCCATGCGCGGCCGGGCGTTGAGGTTATGGCGAACCATATCGCGGGCATGTAGCCTTGCTTATGTTTGTGTGTGAAAGCCGTGTCTACGTTTAGGTAGAGATGCTTGGGTAGGTTTTTGGTGAACATATTTTGGGAGATTAAACGTCATCGCGCCATCCGACAAACGACGCATTGAACGGGCGACCGTCGTCGGTGAGGTTGAGATATTTGATTGTTGCTTTCTTTCGGAAGTCATAATCAGGTTGGATGTATTCTTCACGCTCCTCGTCTGTAAAGCCCGTCCCGACTTCAAAGCTTACGCCCTTTGAGGTGACGAACTTGAGCGCGCCGAGTTTGCCTTTGCACTTGCCTTCGTCCGAGACGACGCGATCGACACAGAAGAACTCTGCGTCGAGGAAGGCTTTGCGCTTCTGGAGATTCATCGTCGAGCGTTCCTTTGTGCCTTGAGGCATATAGGAACCGAAGACGCTCTTGAGCATTTGGCCTTCGTAGTTTTGGTCAACGTAGGCTTTATAACAATCATCGAGTTCAATGCGAGTCTTGCAGATCTCCCACTCGACCATCGTCACCATTTCAATCTCTTCGCGATGGTCATTGACGATCTTCTCAAGAAGGAGCATCCGTGTGAGCGCATTGAACTTAGGCTCTACGAGATCAAAGGCAAAGAACTTTATGCGCTCTGCATCCGGGCCAGCTTCGATTCTGTTGACACCAACAGCAGCATTGATCTTCTGAAGACTCATCCCGTGACAATACAACTCGCCGTCGAGTATGTAGTCTGTCGTGGGCGGAATGATATGATTCAGCACAGCATCATTCCACCGCTTGCCATCTCGCGAGAAGAAGCCGCGGCCGGGAATGTACATGCAACGTAGGCCATTCAGCTTGGGCATCGAGACCACGTGGCCAAACTTCGAGGCGTCATACACCGCAGCGCGCATAAAGGATGCGGCGATTTGTGGGTCTTTTTCTTTTGTATCTTTTGTCATAAACTTAATATTCCCAAATCCACTGTTGAAATCCTAACATACCTTTCAGCTTAACCATACGACGCATCTCGAAGATTACGTCAATAGCAACGTTCTTCGGATGCTTGAGTTTGATCTTATAGAGTGCATCCCCGGCGACACTCGGTGCGCCTTTGTCTGTTGTTTTCTCGGGCTTGTATCTTAACTGCTGATGCAGATACTTCACTACTTGATCCGGGCTGCCGGGATTGAGGTCAAATCCGACCAGTATTCTCAAGACGCGGTTGAGTTGTTTATAGCGATCTTCACACTTCCTTACGATATAGCCCCGCTTGACGGGGTCGAAGTGCATTCCGTGGAGGGACATGAAGGCATAGTCTGCGAGCGATCGACTGGCTTGATCGACCGAGTCTTGAAGTCCACGGTCCCTTGAGATGAGGTCAATCTGACCATAGTAAATCTCTCGGAGGACAATAACGTCTTTAACATTGTAAGCGCGGAGCTGCTCAAATTGTGCTCGATTTCGAGGATCAAAGTTTCCTGCTTCATCTTTGTGAAAGGGTCGATTGGAAAAGAGAGTGGCTTGATGCGCGAGAGACTTCTCAGCTTCTGGATAGATCCTATGGCCTGCGACCATGGTGTCATAGATGTCGTGGCCGAAGGGGATTTTATAAAACGCCGCGAGGAAGCAGAGATCAAAGAGGGCGTTGTGTATGACGACCCTGCGCTTTTTTAGTTCTCTTATGAAACGTGCAAAAAACACCACACCCACGTTAAGATTACCGCCCCAATCATAAACAGGGACAGAATAAACAGGGCTATCTCCGCACGCGATGGCGAGGCAGGTAAGGGTATTGGTCTTTGGATGGGTCTCGATGTCGAAGAAAATGGGTCCTTCGTGGTTAAATACTCTGAGGGCTTCTTCACTTCGGGAGCAGACGACGGGTTGTGTTTCAGGTTGAACTTTTTGGGAGTCATAAGTAAGGAGTTTCTTTATGTCTTGTGCGAACCAAAAGCTATAGTTAGATCGCTTCGTGGGCGAGGTACTCTTGCCATCATCCTTATCTAGGATATCGTCGCCATCGCCTTCGCCTTCGAGCGCATCTTCCATGCCCCAAGCGTCCACGCAATCCTGTGGCCAGTAGGTTACTATGTATTGGGTTTTGTTTGGTGAGGTGTAAACTACGCCACGAAAGGCATCGAGGCTTTTGTCTTTGGCGGCGGGGAGAAACTCTAGCGCCTTAGCTCCGGCGAAGATGATCTTTGTTATGCCGCTTGGCTTTGGATTAGACCCACGAAAGAAGTCGTCGGCAAAGGTTATAAAAATATCAGATGAATTATCCAGGTCAAGATTATGATTAGCCAACACAGAACGAACAAAATCTCCGGCGGGTCCGAGAAGGATGCCGTTGTTTTCTTTATCAAATCGCGATGGTCCATGGAGAACGAGGGCTATCATGTTGAGGGTTATTTACAGAGAAAAGAAAAGGCAGACTATTTCCGGTCTGCCAGCGGTGCGAGTGGGATGTATGTCTTGAGGAAAAACCTCTTAGCAAGTTCGCATTACTTACTAAGAGGCGCATGTCTCTATGATGGCAACCACTCCATCAAGAGACTTAAAAGGCTGCGATGGGAGACGCCACGCCCTTGACTTGAGAGAAGTCAAACTGGGTGTTGTAGCGCTTGATGATAGCCTCGCCGTTCTCGTCGCGCTTGGCGAATTTGAGATCGCGAGAGTTCGACGGGTCGTCGCTGACGTACTCAGGCTGCGACTGAACGAGCATGTTGAAGGCTTGACCTTCGAGGGTCTTGAGCGCGTCGGCCACGTCGATCTCGTTGTAGTCTTCGGGCAGGCCGTCATACAGGCCGACGGTTTGGAGCGCAGTGGCGAGAAGTTCGAGAGCGGAGTCAACGCCGTTCTTGTTCTCCAACATGATGTACATGTTGCCCTTTGCACCGAGGGTCTTGTAGGTCGTACCGGCGGCGACGGCGGTCTCAGGCGCGATGATCTCGCACTCACAGACAACCATCTTGAAACCCTTACCGCTCTGACGGGCCTCGGTCTTGTGGACGAGAACCTTATACACGTTGGCGGGGATGAATCCGAGCTTGACTTCAGTACCTTTTTTCATTTTATGTTTTGTTTGTTTTATTGTTTACTATCACCGACAAATGGGAGGGAGCTTTTGGTGGGCCAGCTTTTAGGCTCTGTGTTCTTTGATGTGTTCAATAGCCGCATCAATCATCTTGTCTGATGCATATTGAAAATCATAATCTCGGACTAGCTTAGTTGCGTTAGGGATAAGACCTTCGTAGTTATTGACTTCGAAGTTATAGATATAACCATAAAGTTTGCCTTCAGAGTTCTGCTTGATTTTGATAATCAATCGGATCTCGGCTTCTTGTTCGGGATATAGTTTGGGTTCAGTTTGTTCGCTCATAATTTTTAGGTTTAAGGTTTAGCCAATTCAACTGCAATCTTATTCAATGCTTTCACTACACAATTCTCCATCGGATTCGGAAGACCCCAGAAGATAGGAGTCTTTGCGGTGGTAACGCCATCGGTCTGAGTGGCGAAGAAGTATTGGATATTGTCGCTGCCTTTTTCTTTCTTCGCATACACGGACCACACGGCAAGACACTCTGACTCGATGCCTTTGTTTGCCCACTCTTTACCTTGCACGTAGAGACGGCGGCGAGTTGTCATGCTGCCGTCGAGACCTTGAATGGGGACAATTTCCTCTAACCCCGTGATGATGACGGTCTTGTCTAGGCTTTTGAGATTTGTGCAGAGAGTCTGGATACCGTCATTGTAGTTCTTCCAGATATCAAAGCCCTTGTAGATCTGCTCGCACTTGACCTGCAGTTGGTCGATGGCCGCAGTGATTGAGTCAATGACAACCAAGTCTTTCGTCGTGTCTTTCTTGATCTTATTCAGTTCAAGCGTCAGCTTATCATAGCTATCAATCGGGACGACGAGCTTCTCATCACGTACGCGGAAAGGCATACCCTTTCGCTCTGCGTCGAGGATGATCGTTCTGGTGGGATCTACATTGCGGAATGATGTAGACTTACCTGCGCCGCTCGGACCGACGAGAGCGATCAGGGTCTTGGGCCACTGTGGTTTTGTTGGTTGTGGGGATGTTGTTGTTTCCATTTTATTTAAGCTTGGCTACATTACCAAGAAAGGGGTTCATACTTCACGATGTCACACTCAGAGAGGAAGAGTTCGACTTGCGTGGAGTTATCGGCGAAGCATAGGCGTTTGAATGGGCAGCTTGGGCACGAGTTGGTGAGCTTGCCGCTAGGCGGAGGAAGCTTGTCGTGAGCCATAGCTTGATTGATATGCTTGGAGAAAAGCTCAATGCGTTCTTTGAGTTCCTTGCCGAACTCCTCTAGTTGCTCTGCGGAGAAACTCCAATCAGGGCCGGTGCGCCACGCGGGGGAAGGCAAAGAGATCTGCACGACCAAAGTACGAATCACCATGCGACGATACCACGCAGCGTTGGCGTAGTTTATTTCATCACGAAATATCTCATATGCGAAGCGCTGGAAGATGTAGTAGTAGAAAGAGAACTGAGTGTCGCCTTCATATCCCGCGACCGCATCTTTGAATGCATACTTGCGCGTGGTTTTATAGTCGGTGATCTGAAGGATTCCGGCCGGGGTTATAGAGAGAAGATCGACTGTGCCCACGTAGGCAAACGCAGGATGCTCTACGATAGGGAAGTTGAAGTGGAACTCAGCGCCGCGATTGTCTCCGAACTTCAGCGGCGTTGGGAGTTGCTGCAAGGGCGCAACAGTTAGAGCTTTCTTGATTTGATCTTGATCTTTGTTCGGCAGGTTTTTATCCTTCGCGGATTTGAACGCATCGAGACAAGCCTCTTGCCACTTCTCTCCGCTCCGGTCGAAGGCAATGTTCTCTGCGAACTTGTGAATGATCTTGCCGACGGTGAGAACGGTGATGTCTTCCTTTGGTTTAAGTCCAAGAAACA